GATAAAGCTTGAATTTGAGCTGTAGCTGTATTTGGATTGTTAATACCAAACTGTACTGATAACTGTTGCAATAACGTTGTTGGGTTTGCATAACCACTTGTAATTGTTCTTGCAAAGTTGGAAGGGCTACCAACATTGTTTAACCAAGTTTGACCATTCTTGTGTGAAATAAAGTCATTGACTAAGATTTCAATGTTTGGTGATGGTAAGCTTACATTGTCAATAAAGAAGCTTTGTGGGTTACCACCGTTAGATGGGTTAATTTGTCTCCAATAATCTAATGAACCAACATAATTTTCTACAAATGTGTAAGATAATTGAGTTGTTGTAGGGTTGTAATTAGATTGGTTAAGTTTAAACAAACCAAATATTAAAGTGTCTTTAAATGTATCTGTACCAATATTAAATGATGGTGAAGTTTCTAATACTTGAGATATACTTGAACCAACATTTGATGTTGCATTGTTATTAGCCGGTGAATATGCGTTTTCAGATTGTGATGAAAGAGCAAATGCTAATCTTGTTGTTGGGATGTTTACGTAATTTTGTGTATAATTTGCACTAAATGCAACTGTTTCAACTGCTAATAAATCTGTAAAGTTAGAAGCTGGATTAATGTTTGAATTATCAGCAATACCAACATAATAGCCTTGGAATGAATTGTCAACTGCTGTTTGACCAGAATTTAAAACAATAATACCTGCATTACCAAATTGATTAATGTTGTTAAACGACGGTAGAGCTTGGTTACTCCAATTAATTCCTCTACCACCTTGTAAATTGTTATATTGAGTAGGTGTTAATTCAAAGTGGGTAGGGGTACCTACTAGATACATTACATTTGCTGAATTTGAATTTAAATATGTTAAACCATTTCCGTAATATGGATTGGTTCCGTTCTGCCAATTTACGTCAACTGCAGTAACTGGATAAACTAATGCACCATAATTGGAACCAAAACCTTGGCCGTTAGTACTACCATATGGTAGTCTATATGCATTCACCACTGCGTTGGTGTTGAATAGGGGTTGAGCTGATTCGTAAAAATATCTTTCTGCTGCATTGGTAGGAGCACCAAAAATGTTTTCCCATTCTGCTAGACTTGTTACGGTAATAATTTCATCAGTTGGGCCTTGAGGAGCATAGCCTGCAACTAAAATGCTTGTACCAGTCGGTATGTTTGCTGTTTGACTTAGATCGATTTCATTGATCTGAACACCGGGTGACGTAATTGAGAGAGCCATATGTTATTATTTATATTTTCTGGGACAACTTTTTATATTAAACTTGCGAAGAATTGAGAGAACGCAAATTCAAAAGTTGTTTCCATCTCACCCGGCTCTCTATAATTGTAGTCTATATTACCTAATGAAACTGGAAATGCTTTAGTGTATGTAAATTGGATAACATTGTTATCAAATTCATCCTTGCCATATACTGTGATATCTGTTTGATATGATTGTGGTTGTAATGGGGTTGCTAATTTACCGGAGCTGTTATATATTGTACCGTTAGGAACGTCTTGAGCAGCATCGTAAATTGATTGTTGCTGGTCGTTTAACAAGTTAAGCCAGGAATATATCACCCAGTAGTTATTAAATTGGTTATCAACTGTAAAATTCACTGATATGTTTTCGTAGGGTGGTCTTGCATTAGAAGATACCTTATAGCTTTGGCCAGAGTATGGTGCTACTATGTCGGGAACCTGTATTTGCGGCACAACTGAACCATATACTGAAAATTGCACTGAATTTTGGTTGATAATATCTTGCCCTCTAACAGAAAGGTCATTGGTATTGTTGTTTCTTAAGATAGGCGGCAAATTAAACACCAATAGAAATTTATCTTTCCTACTTTTGTTAAGTTGTGATTGTTGAATTATAGGTAAATCTGCCATCATTGTAAAGGTTTATATCCCATAGCCACTAACGTTGCTAAATCATCATCACCTTGGACTCTATCTGATATAATAGAAGGCATTGCAGAAGCTGCACCGCCTCTTTCATTATAGAAAGAATTAGGATCAGTAAAATATTTAATACCAAAATCTAGTTGCTTTAATTTTAATGGTCTACCGTTGAAGTCTGTTTGTATTACTTCAAAATGCTTTTCTACTAATCCCTTCTCTAATATAATAAGAGACCAAACCATAGACATTACCCTATCATCATGGTATCCAGCGCCTTTCTTAGCAGACCACGTACCATTTGGATGTCTTACAAAGGTTTTAAATTCTTTTAATAATGCTATATCTCTAATTTGTACCACTTCTAACTGGTTAACCCAGTATCTCATATTAGTAATGCCGGTGTATTTGGTGTTTGTATGAGATACTATACCAAGTACATCTTTTTCTCTACCTGCAGTGGATGCTCCCCATGATACTATATTATCATAGTCAAAATTAGCTCTTAAGTTGTCTACAACCTGAGCTCCACAGTTATTTCTCTCTATGCAAACTAAAGGTTTACCCCATTGCGTTAAAATTTCATTTAACTTGTTTGTAAAATTGACTGGAGATATGCCATTATTGTGATAACATGCTACTTGCTTTATACAAGTAAGGTCAGTTACATCCATAATTTGTATTACTGAAGCGTCCTTGTCTATACCTTCACTAACGTCCACTCCCACTGCATAGATTTTACTATCATTAGGTTCTTCCCAAATTTGATACCTTCCTTCCTCCATTACATACATTGGTTGTTTGACATAGACGGAAAGTTTTTCGTATAACTCGTCATTAAGGGAACTTTCACCAGAGTCTAAAAATTCGCAGTTAAACTCTTGATTGAATGCATCTTGACTACCAATAGTTGCAATTGTTTCTATTTTCCACTTTTCATCTCTACCAGGAATTTCATTCCATAAAATTTTATCACTTGCCCACCCGTTACGTTCTGTTTCTGCTCCAGAATATAAGTTATGGAATAAGTTGCCTGTACCGTTTGCGGTGGAAGCTATAAAGATTTTAGATTTCTTGGATGATGAAACGATTGGGTAAACCGATTTCCAAAATTCATCAACTAAATGTGATTCAATAAACGCCAACTCGTCTAATATAAGAACGTTGATAGATTGACCTCTGGCAGCAGTACCAGTTGTGGTAGATATACCAATTCTACAACCGTTTGCCAAGGACATGGACGTTTTACCGTACTCCTTAACTCCAGGCTTTAACCAATTTGGTAATTCTTCATATGCAAGTCTAATTCTTCTAAAGATTTCAATTGCTGTACCTTCTTTATTAGCTACAATTAATATAGACTGGTCTTTTTGAAAGCATGCAACCCATAATGCATAGATTGTCATTAAAGTGGTTTTACCAATCTGTCTAGATGCTAGCAATATAAAGAATCTATTGTCTCTCATCTTACGTAACACCCTCTTTTGACATAAATGAAGGTCAATTGTTTGTTTTCCTTCGTCAAGGGATACTATATAGAAGAAGTTTTCAGCAAAGTAGAGTATGTTTACGGCGCACTTCTTTAAATCCGCCAACATCTCTGGTGAATACTCGAATTCTGAGTCTACAGCTGGTAGATTCGGGTTATTCAGGTAGTTCTGTTTGTTTTTAAGCACGGGCGATATAAATATTTAACACATTATGGCACATAATCTATTAGAGATCTGGGACACTTACACTACTAAGGTCCTTAACGAGAAAACACTTCCAAAAGAAACTGCAAAGTTTGGAAAGAAGCCAGGTAAAGGACCTGTTCAATTGAATAACCCTAAAGCTGGTGATATTGCTCACAAAGATACATCTGGACCAGAAGTAACTGGTAACTTTGATGGTCCTGCTTTTAGTAGAAAAATAGACGATCTTAAAACTATGACGCCTAAAGAAAAGGCTGATAGACCTTACGTTTCAGACCTTAACGTTTTTGACGTGGAAGAAAAATTTGATAAAAATATGGAAAAATCTACAAGCTCACTAATAAATAATTACATGAAATCTACTTTTAATCAGTTATTTGAAGAAGTTATGGGTGAAGACGATAAAGATCTTGCAGCTCTTGGTGTTACACCAGATGCCGGATCTCACGGTGAAGAAGGAATGGGTGAAGAAATGACAGTTAAGCTTACAGCTGATCAAGTTGAATGCTTAAAAGCAATTTTAGCTCAAGTTGAAGGTCATGGTGAAGAGCCAGAAGGTGAAACAGAAATGACCGATGAAACAGAAGCTCAAGACGAAGACAATGAAGAGTCTGAAGAAGATTCAGAAGAAGAAGAAGAAAAGACAATGAAAGAAGCTTCAGGTGTTCAATATAAAGTTACAAAACCAGAAGCTGATGGAAAAGAAGTTCCAGATAATGATGGTTTACAATATGTTGACAAATCAAAATACGATGTTTCATCAACCAACTCAGGTGAAGAAACAAAGAAGCTATTGAAAGTTGGCGCTAACAAAGCTAAATACGCAGGTTTTAAATATAAAGTAGATGCAGATGGTTCAGAAGTACCAGACAGTGCAGGACTTGACTTAACAAAGACAGGTGCTACATCAAACGTACCAAAGAGCACGATTAAAGGTAGAAATCAGCCAGCATTTGGTGTTGTAGGTTCTTCTTAATATTAAAAAGTAGATTCAAAAATTGAGCCGCTAGCAATAGCGGCTTTCTTTTTGCTTAAATATTATTATGTTGTTTAAAGAGTTTTATAAAGCTCAGTTAAGTTTAAACGGTTTTAATCCAAGACACCGTAAACCAATGCTTGGAGCTACTGATGGTAATAAACAAAAATTAAACACTGTAGCTAAAAGGCATGTTAAAGATAATACTAAAAATCAAAAGATAGAATTGTTAAAAGTAAGACCAGGTAGGTTTCATTGTGACCCAAAAGACTTAGCATATATACAACAAACATTTTTAAAAGGTAGAATGCCATCACATAATGAAATGAAAATTTTAGGTGGTAAGATGAATATTAAATTTTACTTTGATGGTGAGCACGGCAAATGGGTAATAGAAAAACAATAATATGAGTAATGATTGTCCATATCCAGGAGTAACTGGTCCAGCTTGCTTTCCAGGCATTTTGGATACTGACCAAACATGTTTTAGATATGTTGATAAAACTACCACTGGTAATGAGCAGTATTTGTTTAGTAACTATTATAGAGAACAAATTGCACAGTATGGTACAAGAATATCCTATTACGTAAATGCTTATAATGTATTAAGTGCAGATAATTTCTATGGTGAAGATCCAACTCAGTCCTTTATGCCTGGTGTTGATGTAAATGTAATTGTTGAGTTGTCAGAGAATGCTAATGTATTAACTAAGTTTGGTTTTCAAGCTGATGATGAAATTACAATACGTATGCATATATCTGCTTTCCAAGATGCGTTTTACGATTTGGGTATTGATTATGTTTCACCCACTCAGGAAGAAGACCCACCATTACCAGATAATTTAAATACTGAAGATTGCTTAAACATTAGAACAGAAATGGCTAATGTATGGGAAACTCAGTATCAACAAACACAACCAAAATCTGGAGACGTTTTTGCGTTAACAGAGTATGGTGAAGGTAGAGTAAATCCAAGAGGTGCTAAATGGTATGAAGTGACTGAAATCTTAGATGAAGATATTTCATACGCTAATCAATTAGGTGGTCACTATACTTGGATTATTAAAGGTAAGAGATACGAATACAGCTACGAACCGGGCTTATCTGCAGAAAACGGCGACTCTCAAGTATACGACAACGCTTACAGCGGTATATTATCTGGTGGTTCACAACCTGTATCGGAACCTAAGAAGTATAATGAAGAGTGGGCTGAACCAGGTGTAACACAACCATTACTTTCAATTAATGATGTGAGTGCTGCACAAGTGTTCAACCAACCCGCTAACAATAACACAAGCGTTTACGGTCAGTATTAATTTTCAAAGAAAGCAGACTTGGCGTGAGTCTCATCTTTACCAAGCTTTCTCCAAGCTAATACTTGATACTTCATATCTTTTTCTCTCTCTTTAATATACTTGTGGAAAGCTAGAGGTTTAATCCAAGCTGAACTCTTATCTGGATTCATTCCAAGTTGTTCTGCTTTATCACATGCAATATTAACAGCTTCGTGTAAACATGCAAACCTTGCTAAAAAATCTACTGATGTATAATCAAAAACGACATCTTTAATGTCTTTTATTGGTTCTCTAACATCTTCTTCGTCATTGTATTCCATATAACGATTGTAGAACTTTTCCCATTAATTGAATTTTAAGTTCTCTATCACTATATTGGTAATTATTGAGTATAGTAAAAAGACTAAACAGCAATTCTTTAGTGATTTTTTTGTTAGCTAAATAAATTGCTTCATCATTTTTATTTGAGCTTTCTGGTTTCTTGTGTTCATCAATAATTAACACAAGCATACTAAGCATTATTTTTAATGCTGATGATTTACCAAGTTTTTCTGTCCCTGCACTTAACTTTAACTTGTTAACTTCATCATTATTAAGTTCAAAAAACTTAATTAAGTCAGCATACACAGTTTCAATATCTTTAACAGCTGGGTTAAAGAGTTTATCAAACGAAGTTGCTGGAACTATTGTTGTTCTTTTTTCAAGCTCTGTCATTAAAGTAAATTGGTTCAGTTACGAGTACTGTTTTAACATCTATACCAACCTTTACATTTTTATCACAAGTATTACAGTTGTATATTATAGGTTGATCAAATCTTATTTCAATATCTTGCATGTTTTTTTGTCCGCAAGGGCATTGCACTGTAGCTACTTGTTTATTTTCTTCTCTTAATTGTTGTAATCTAAGAAATTGAGCTTTTTCAATTAAACTATTCTCGTATACCGTGTTTAAAAAGTAGAAAAACAAAACTTGTAATATAAAAGCTAATGCAAACACATACCAGAAGTGAGTTGCAAAGATTAAACCAAACAATACGCTTACTAAACTGGTAATACCTAAAGAAATTAGTACTCTATTTAACATTAAATGATTTTATCTAATTCCCTACTGATATCAACTATAGCTTTGTCTATTATCTCAAGTCTTCTACTTGCATAAGCTATATGATGTAAATAATGCTTACGTTTTTCAGGATCTTCTACGATTGCTTGTATGTTATTACCAGCATGTGATAAAATTGAACGTAAATTTGAGGATGATAGGAACATATCAGATATTACTTCATCTACTTTGTCTAATGGTTCAATTTTCCTCTTAGGAGCTTGTGAGTTATCTTTATTCTTGTTAGCATCTAACATTTGTCTGACTTTTAGTGCCTCTGGAGACGTATCCCCTTTACTGTCCTTTTTAGCGGTAATACCGAACTGCTGTCTATTACTGTTAGGCACCATTTGATCTTCTAAAATCAGCTTTTTCATATTAAATATTTAAGGAGATTGTATAAATAATACATATATGAGCAATTACGTCAATAGATTTAAAAGGATTCTTGTCGAAAAAGACGAAGAAATGACAGACAAGCAAGCAATGGCTTCTACATTAGATCAAGGCACGGATCCAGCTAGTTTAGACGTACAAGACGTACCACCAGCAGGTGCTCAAGCTCAACCATCATTAAGTGGCATGCAAAAACAAATGTATGACGAGTTAAAAGGTTGGACAATAAAGATTGACGAGTTTACTAAGTTCTTAAACGGTACAGATCCAGCAAGCGTACAAAGCAGATTAAATTCAGCTGAATCAGACACACTTTTTGATAAAATTGCAACAGCTGAAACAAAGAAAATTGCAAGAGTTGCAGCTGAATTAACTTCATTCAACGAACAATTAAAGGGTTACTTAGCTTCAGCTCATGATCCTAAGTACAGATACAACTAAGCTCTTTTATTCTTAATATTAGTTAATATTATTTTAGCTTTAAGCCCCGAATATGTGTTTTTTAAGACCATTTCGGGGTTTATACTGTCTAACCCTTTTGATATACAGTATTCATTTACATCTTTAAAGTCTTTT